AATGGAATCAGCCCTAATTTTTATGCTGCCCTCTAAAGTTTAGCGGACAGTAATAGTTGGAAATAGGCTTGCTGAACCGCCGAGGGCTTCCAACCCGGCTGTTGTGTAGGTTGAGTGGCCGATGTGGTCTGCACGGCGGCGTTCTGCGCCGTGGTGTCTTGAATAGGTTGAGGCGTTGATGTCGGCTGTTGAGGTTGCGACTGCGTTTGAGCAGGGGCAGGAGTAGCCGGTGCCGGTGCCGGTGCCGGGGTCGCAACTGCGCCGATGTCCTTTGAAAAGGTGTCAAAGTCTGGCAGAGAGTAGGCTTCCTGCATATTGGTGTAGAACCTGCGCCGCTTCTCCTCATCTTTCATATCCTGCTGAAAGGTATCGAAGTCGGGCAGAGAGAAATGCTTCAACCCGTTCTGATACAGTCTGTATAAATTATCGTTGGGATTAGCCATATTTATACGATGTAATCTGGTTAATAACCTGCGGGTTTCTTACCTGTCTCAAGCCCTGCAACCTGCTTGATGGCGTTCTGAGTGGCCGGTGAACTTTCCACATTGGCACCGATGGCGATAAGCATTGCCTCGGTAGTAGGTGGCTTGTAACCCACAACAAAGCCATTCTGCACAATCGGATCGCCATGTATTTTGAGTGTTTTCTTTCCCGTTGTGGAATCAATCTCGTAGAGAACCGATTCGGGCAGTGTGTGGAAAATGCGTGAAACTGTCTGAGCGTTGAGCTTGTCGATAGACAGAGTGACATTGCCATTGCCGGAACCGAGGTTGAATGTCATTTGCCCCTCTTTCATGGCGTGGGCAAGACGTTGGCTTTCCATGTTTATACGCCACCTCTCATTGGCCGCGCTGACATTGAATTGGCGTACACTCTCCTTGAACTGACGCTCCCAACGCTCACCTTCTTCCTTATGCCATTCGCCTTGCCGGTCGAACCCTGCCTGCCATTGGCGCAACCGCTCGTCATAATCCTTGTTGCGGAAAGCCACATCATCCTCGCGGTCTTTGCGCCCTGCATCATAAGCACGGTCTTGACGTGCGAGAGTCTGCTCGGTTTTCCATGCCTGTAAACCGCGCTCCTTGTCAGCGTCCTTCATCTTGCCGATGGTGAGGGCATATTGGAGATATTTGTCTGCATCAGCCTCGCGCTGTGCCTTTTCCTTTTCAAACCTCTCTTTGGCCTTGGCCGACATACCCTCTTTGGGATTATACATGTTCGGCGCATACTGAGTGGTGAAGATGAGGTTAGAAACGGCCTGTGCAGCATCCGATATTCCGCTGATTATACCTTCGGCCTTCTGACGGCGGCGCAGTTTCTTCAGTTCCTCCTCGGAAAGCGGCTTATACTCGGCCATACGCTTTTCAAGTTGGGGAATGAGTTCTGCATAGCTGCTCGCGGTGTACTGCTCCGGGATGGTCGTAGCAATAGGAACGGTGGATGTAGACTTGACCGTAGTGGATGATGAGGAGGAACCTGCGGGCGTGATGGGCGCAGGTGCCGGTTGTTTCGGTGGAGGTGTCGAGCCTCCACTGCCCGCAGGAGCGGCGGCGGGCTGCTGTTCGCCCACCACCGTTGTACGCGGGTCTATGATTGGGTTATTGGGGTCTATCATCGTGAAATGGATTTAGAATACACTCGCCATGTTAGAACCGGCTTGGGCTACACCCTGCACGGCCTGTGAGATTGCACCGGCCTTTGCCTGTTCCAGATTGTTGAGTTTGTCGTTGAGTTCTGATTTGGTGCTCAGATACTGTGACTCTATCTGGTCCTTGCGGCGTTCACCGTTGACGGCAATCTGCGAGGTTGCATCCGCAAGTGCTTGATTGTTGGCCGCTTTTGCCGCCGCCACACTCTCCTCGGTGCCTCCCATGACGGCTTGCGCTCCTGCCGCCGCTTGGTTACGCTGTCGGATATTGTCGTTGGTAATCGTGAGGATGCGCTGTGCATCGGCACGTTGTGTCGCGTCCTCATTATATCTGCGGTCATACCAATCTTGGTTTTCCTTCATCTGGCCCTCGATGTTGCGCTTCACCTTCTTCATGGCCTTAGACGCGGAGATACCACCGAAGATAGAGCCTCCGATGCCCAACGCGCCGCCTATTGCGCTGCCTAATATGCCCATGTTGTTATATTGTTGAGAGTTGATTATTTCTTGGTTGCTTGTTTCGCGAGGTCAATCAGGCTCATCTGAGAGACGCGCTTCTTCTTGTTGGCCTCGGCTGAACGGCGGTTCTGTTCATTGTCTTTCTTCCACTGCTCGCGGTCTGCGGCCTCCTGACGCTTCTCCGCGTCAGTCTTGAAGCGTTGAGTGAGTCCACCTTTGCCGTCAGAATAGAAGCCGACATCGCCCTGCGGCGCGTCCTGCATCTTCACCTGCTCAGGAGTATAGTGAGCAACACGCTCACCTTTGCTATTAAAGATATCGCGTGAGCCGTCGGCGTTATTCCTCACGCCGCGTTGAGGTTTCTTATCTTCTGCCATGAGGTTCAAAAGTTATAATTACGGAGCAAAGGTAAACTCATACCTTTGCATCACATCTTTAACTTATTAGTCACATGGCACAAGGAAGAAAAACAGGTGGCCGACAGAAAGGCACACCCAACAAACCCAACCCGCTCAAAGAGCATCTGCGCGCACACTCGACTGCGTATTTTGAGCCGAAGCCACAGACAAACATAGACGGCTCTCCACGCACGCTGGAGTTCAGAGATAAGGAAGGAGTAGTGTATAATACGCTCGTATTGGCTGACGCAGATGGCAATCCGCTCGTCATTTCCGATTTCGACATTGATATGATGATGATGGAGCCGAAGGACCGGGCAACGATACAGGAAAAGCTGCTGCGCTACCACACACCCCAGATGCAGTCCGTGTCTGCGGAGGTGTCTTTGGCCGGTGAAATCACTACCACGATAGAACAGCGTCTTAAAACTCTCGCCGCGGAGAACGACAACTAAACATCATCTATTTTCTCCTACTTTTAGAGATAATGCCGGGCTATCACCCGGCATTTCTCATATTCGGAATTATTTCCCCATTTATACCCAATAATGGGGAAGAAATGGCCATTTCTTCCGAACTTTACGGTATTTCTTCCCCAATAATCCTAATTTCTTCCGAAGTTATCATCATTCTTTCGGAAGTTATTGCCATTTCTTCCGAAATTAAGGGCATAAATTCCCTTTTTGATTTTTTATTGCAAAAACGTGAAAAATCAAGGGTAAAAATACCCCTCGAAAATGGCTGTTTTTGGTCATTTTTAAGACAAAATTCCTTCCCCATTTATGGCAATAACTTCGGAAGAAATGGGCATAACTTCGGAAGTTATTGCCATTCTTTCCGAAGTTATGCCAATAAATTCGGAAAACTTCCGAAGAAAAGGGCATTTCTTCCGAAACCTTTCTTTTGATAAAAAGAAATACTAACGTATTTCTATAAAAGAAAAAATAACTCTAACGAGTTATTAATCTCGACGACGCGCGCGTACACACATGCATGCGAGGACTTTTTCCTTTTCTGAGGCCTCGCCAACCTCGTACAGGGCAGGAGGGAGAAAAAGAAAAAGTTGCGCGAAAAAGAAAAAGAGCCACGCCATTGTCGGCATGACCCTTTTTGCTAACCTCAGCAAAATGGTCACTTGAAACCTTTACCTTTCTGGTGTTCGTAAACGTACACTTTGCCGTTGTCGCAGTTGACTATTTTGAACTGCACCATCGAACGGTCGGGAATATCGGCAGGAAATTGCCTCACCAGAGCCTTTGTCACCTCATCGATGTTGGAATAGCCTATGTCCTCAAAATTCGCCAGACACCGGCCTTGGAAAAATGCCGCCGCACGGATGAGCATCTTCGGTGACAGACGGAACAGGCCCTCATCCTCCTGCTTCTCCTGCGCCACACGACGCGATGTCGCATCGCTGAAGAAGATGAAATCAATCACCTTCTCGTTCAACTCCCATGCGGGAGTGAAGTCCGGCCGCACATATCCGCGGGTGATCGTGTAACCATGCGAGTGGTTCATCGCGAAGCCCACCTCCGCGAGTGTGGCCCCGCAGTCGTTCTGGGCCGTGGTCGCCCATGTATGGCGGAATGTATATACGCAGTAACGTCTCTTCGGGTCGTCCATACCCATCCCCTCACAGATTTTCTTGATACCTGTGTTGACGTTGGCGCAGAAACTGTCCGAGGTCGAGAAGCGGTCGCAGAAACGAAACAGGCGGTCAGTGTGGTCACCGGCCCTGTATTTGTCGAACAATGGCTTTATCACCTCAGGCACCCGCATTTCGATGTATGCGTCATCGCGGCGGCTCCGGGTGGTCTTGGCTCGCTTGTAGTGGATGATGCCCCCGTGGTAATCCTCCTTGCGCAGGTTGTAAATGTCGACCGTGTTCATGCCGGCCAGACAAAGAGAAATCATCGCGACATCACGCCCCAGTTCTGGTAACGGGTCGGCCATCTTGCTTTCAGGCAGAGGAGCCGCAAAGAAAGCCCGGCACGCCTCGGCAGTGATGGCCTTCTTGAGGGGAGTGTCGGCGGATGGTATCTTCACCTTCCCCCACGGGTTGGTCTTTATCCGGATAATTCCGTTGTCGTAGTCGTTCAACTCATCAATGGCCGCACGGAATATCTGACGGATGCACACTGGATACATCTCCTTGGCCCTCGCCGTGCCGCTCAATGTGCCCACCCACTTGTTGACATTCACGGATGTCAACTGCGCAAACTTGACTTGATTCGTCCCGATACACCGCTCCAAGTGTTGCAGGGCGAGTTTATAATTCTTCGCGGTACGTTCCTGCCCGTTGTCAATCATACGGTCAATATGCTTCCGCGCATAATCTGAGAAAATCAAATCCTCGTTCATGTTTTTCAGAAAATCCGCGACCTGTCTCGCATTCCATGTCGATATGTCCTGACGATTCAATGCGTCAAGCCATGTGACAATTTGAGAAGACAGAGGTTGGAGGACGAAAGGGTCAATGACTTCCATCGAGGATGACAGACCTTTCGCACCCACAACCTTGTCGGTGGGCATATAAACTGATTTCCCGTTGTGCGCCACCCGGACATAGACCGAGTAACACCCGTCCTTCCTTTTCCGCTGCTTGTTCACGCAGACTGTCAATATTGCCATAGCTCTTTATGTTTGAGAGTGTCTTAATGAAACTTATGTTGAATTCACGTTGAATCGACCGTTTAGAAACGGGGATGTTTTTGTTGAATTTTCGCCGTTCATTCGTACAAACTTTCCTGTTCAAATGCACATATCCCCTAAAAATATCTTAGGCGGTATGCTCTTGTATCTCAGAGCATACCGCCTAAGTGGCTTATAATAAGGGGCTATCCCTTAATCTTCGATTGCTGCCTGCGCCGCAAGGATATTCGACTACTATTCAGTTAGTTGCGTGAAGTCTCTTAAACAATTCTTAAACGCGAAGAAATGCCAATATACTTCGCTGAAATTCAGTTATTTGGTTTTCATTATTTCAATTAGTTGGTCTTTGGTAGCCAGATTGTCCTTCAACGTGGCTACGTTATCCTGCAAGAGTTCGATTTGTTTCTTCGCACCCTCCAGTTCAGATTTCAGTTTTTCGATTTCCGCAGTTAGGGCAGAGTCCCCCATATTATATGAGAGGTCTCCGTTCCCCATATTGACCGCCGAAAGATAGGCGTCAATCTTCTGCGGAAAATCGCAAAACAGAGCAAAGAAATTGCACTCCAACACCCGGCTTACCTTAATCAGCCGCTTTGTCTCCATCGTGTCTCTCTCAAATAGACGATTGACATGCTGCTGCGGTATTCCGAGGCGTCGGCCCAACTCGGTTTTTGTCATGCCGGTTTTTTCAAAAACAGCACGAATCTCATTGCCGAGGTTAATTTCCTTTAACTCTATCATTGCTTAATCATTAGTAAATCATTAAACATTAAACTGTTATAACTTCTTAAATCATTGTGTAAGATTGCAAGCATATAAACTATATTTAGTTACTTTGCGTTGAAATCTAAAAACGCAAGACTTTGGAAGTCAGTATGCAAAGTTAATCATTAATCTTTAATCTGACAAATTTTCCGGGGTCTAAAATCGAAGTGAAACCAAAAAGTATTTGAATATGAACACGCTGGAGATAAAGATTCGCCCCGCATTGGTTGAAATGAATGTCGGCGACGAAATTGTTTTCCCGATTGAGAAACTTCGCTCAGTGCGGGCACAGGCTTCTGAGCTGGGCGCCATACTCGACCGGAAGTATTCAACAAGGATGAGCCGCGTGGAGCGGACTCTGACCGTAAAACGCGAGGAATAAGCCATGAACGAGCCATTCATCCAGTTTGTAGATGGCCTCGTTTCCTATGGTACGATGGTACGCGACATTGGCGCTTACGTTGTCCGCGCCCTCAAATCGGACAAGGACGACCCCGATTTTGTAAGCCAGAGAACGGCTTACAAGATGTTTGGTCGCGCCAATGTCGAGCGGTGGAGGAAACTCGGTCTCGTAGAGCCATACGAGAGGCCGGGCGTAAACGAATACCGAACTGCCGACCTGCGCTATCTACAACGCATCAAGAAAGACAAAAAGAAGTAGTAAACCAAATGTTGTGTATTCTGTTTCCAGTAAGCTAACGACTATGAGCGAAAGAACAAAAGCCAATAACAATATAAAGCACATCGAAGCTACGCTGCTAAACAACTATCTCGACACCCTTTCCTACTGGGAGAGGGTCGAGTTCGTGACCTGCGTAACCAAATTGGCCGGTGTCCGGCGCCAGACCTTCTTCAACTGGAAGTGTATGGCCTGCCGCATACCTGAACACGCCAAAGAAATAATAGAAAAAGAAGCCGGAGAGCGTATCTTCACCGATTTGCTCCCGGCTGAAATGGAGACGCTGACATGAAAGAGACACCCCCAAATCTACCGCCGGAGAATGTCTATTGCGTTAAACAGGTTTGTGCCGAACTTGGTATCTCGAAAACTACGCTTTCCAAATATCGCAGAAATGGACTTATCGTACCGCTAAATCCTGACAATCCGCGTCGTTTCAAGTATTCGGGACAGTCTGTAAATGAATTGTTCCTAAAACACAGCAGATTATGATTTCCGACCTCACTGTGCAGCGTGTGCGTGACATTGACATTCTCGATGTAATCAAGCCTTACGTCGAGAAATTGCAACGCACCGGTGCCAATTATACCGCCTTGTGTCCGTTCCATTCGGAGCGGACAGGTTCTTTTTCAATAACTCCGAGCAAAAATGTATGGTATTGTTTCGGCTGCGGCGAGGGAGGCGACGGCATCGCCTTTATCCGCAAGCTCAAAAATATGGGCTTCTATGAAGCAGTGGAAGACATCGCCAAAGAACATAATATTTACATTGAGCGTATCGAGAAACCTCAGACACCGCAGCAGAAAAAGAAAGCCGACACTTACAAGCAGATGCAGGAAGTCCTCGATACATTACAGCGTTATTATGTGGCGCAGTTCAATCTTGCCACCGCCGAGGCAGAGGCCGCAAGGAACTACGCCTATAAACGTTGGGGAAAGGAGTTCTGCATCGCTTCGGGCATCGGCTACGCTCCGTCCGATTCACTCGCATTCTTGCAGTTCTGTCGCGTCAGTGAACTGTCTGCGGAGGTCGTGAGTAAATTGGGCTATCTGCGCCGGAGCGACAAGGACGATTCCATTTATCCTTTGCTCCGTGGACGCATCACTATCCCCATTACCGATTACCGTGGCAATATCATTGCATTTACGGCAAGAACGCTCGACCCCAACAATAAATCAAAGTATCTCAATTCGATTAACTCGCCGAAGTTCCAGAAGTCGGAGGCTGTGTTCGGCATCTGCGAGGCTCGCCGCAATGCCTCGAAATATCCTTATGTCGTGGCCGTCGAGGGGGCGCCCGATGTACTGAGGCTCCAGTCCATCGGTATGCCTAACGCCGTCGCCACCCTCGGTACTGCGTGGAGCGACAGCCAGTTCGACTTGCTGCGCTCAAAAGCCGGTGTCCGCTCCATCTGCTTCATCCCCGACGCAGATCCGCCAAAAGGCGGAACTTTCGCGCCCGGCATACTGGCCGTGATGAAGAATGGAGCGGCAGCGTTGCGCCACGGTTTCGATGTTACCGTCCGCGAACTGCCGCCCGGTCCCGACGGCGCCAAGAATGATGCAGACTCCTATATAACCTCTCAGGAAATCTTCAACGATTTACAGGAGGTGCATTTCTGTGTATGGCTCGCGCAAAAGAAATTTCCGCTTGCCGTCGCTATGGCCGAACAACGCGACCTTATCAGCGAGATTGCCTCGCTCCTCGCTTGTGTCTCCGACAAGATTTTGCTCGACTCCTGCATCGCGGAACTTGCAAAGATCCACGGCAGAGTCAAACTGTGGCGCGATGCTGTGGAGAAAATTCGCAGTGAAAAACAACGCTCCGAGAGAGTATCTTCCGGCTCTGCCTCCGACCGCGAAGCTGAACTGCTGAAGAAATACGGCCTGTTCATCCGCGACAATATGTATTTCTGCTATACTGACAAAGGAGAGACTGAACGCCTCTCAAATTTTATCATGAAGCCACTGTACCACATAAAGGACGGCGACTTCTCTACCAGAATATTCAGGCTCATAAACGAATACGGCGAGGAGTGCGTTATCGAGTTCGACGAGTCAGACCTCGTTTCGCTTCCTGCCTTCAAAATAAAGGTTGGCCGTCCGGGAAACTATGTCTGGAAATCAAAAGCCGACAAACTGGAAACCGTCAAGGAGTTCATATACTCCCTGACAGATTCAGCGGAAATAGTACGGCAGATGGGCTGGGACGGTGTCAGGGAGTTTTATGCTTTCGGCAACGGCCTCCTGCATAAAGGTACTTTCTATGCCGTCGACAACCTGGGCATCGTTACTCTGCCCGACGGCTGCAAGTATTATCTCCCTGCCACCGCTGAAATGTACCGCAACAATCCTGCCGTCTACCAGTTCGAGCGTCTGTTTCAGCATGAAAACCGCAGCGCGATAACCCTTTATGACTTCGCCAAAAAGGTTATCGACGTTTTCGGGGACAATGGCAAAGTCGGACTGTGCTTCCTCTTTGCCTCGCTTTTCCGGGATATTATCTATCCCATCAAGAACTGTTTTCCTCTCGCCAACTTCTTCGGCTTGAAAGGCACGGGCAAGACTTCGCTCGCCTCCTGCCTTCAATCTTTCTTCGTCCACGGCATCGACCCGCCGAACCTGGCCGTCGCCACTATACCGTCTATAAATGACCGCGTTTCGCAGGTCACCAACGCTATGGTCGTTCTCGATGAATACAAGAACGAACTCGACGAGCGTAAGATTGCCTACCTCAAAGCCCTGTGGGGCGGCAGCGGCCAGACCAAGAAGAATATGGCCGGGGACAAAAAAGCATCGCAGACTGTCGTAACCGCCGCCGTCTGCATCTGCGGCCAGGACTTGCCGACCCGCGACCTAGCGCTTTATTCGCGTGTGATACATCTTACCTTTCCGCGTCCGTCGTTCAATCAGGAGGAGCGCCGCCGCTTCGAGGATTTGAAGGAGTTGTCAAATCTCGGCAACACGCATCTTGCAATCGAAGTTCTCGGCCACCGCTCGCTTATGGAGAACGGCTACCGGCAGAACCACAATCTCGTCCGCAAGGAACTGTCGCAGATCCTCGCCGACGAGGAAATCGAAGACCGCATACTCGACAACTGGGTAGTACCGCTCGCCACGTTCCGCACACTCGAAAACGCTTTGCGACTGCCTCTGTCGTACACTGAACTGTTCGACATTACACTGGCCGGCATCCGCTATCAGAACGAGGGGTGCAAGAAAAACAGCGAAATGGCCGACTTCTGGGAAGTTCTCGATTCGCTCCATTCGCAGGGCAGGATTATTGAAAAGGCTCATTTCAAAATCCGATACCTTACGGAGTTCAAGTCCATCGGCGCCACGGAGCCGATTCGCTTTGCCAAACCTACGCCTATTCTTTTTCTCAACGGCGCTGCCGTCTCTACGCTCTACACCGGGCGCGTCAGTGGCGGCGCTACCGCGCAACGCTCCAACAACTGGAGCACTATGCTCACTTATCTTAAAGTGCAGCCGTCGTTTCTCGGTCTCAAACAGGACCGCTTTAACATCCTGCTCTCCAACGGTACGCTGGATTACGTCATGGACGGCACTCAGCGTAAATACAAGGCCAACAGGCCAAAGGCTCTTTGCTTCGATTATTCCATTCTCAAAGCAAACTACAATCTCAATCTCGAAACGTCTGCCGTTTCGGAGTATGAGCTTGACAACGACGATGAACCCTCGGCTGATACAGCCACGGGCGCATCTTCCCCGGCGGCGTCCGAGCCGGCTCAATCGTCTCTCTTTCAACAAGAGGAAGACGATGTTCCATTCTGATTGCTCTTGAACATTTCTATACACGCTCGTTTAGGTCTGTCCGTGAGGATGGACCTAAATTTTTGCTTCTATTTCAGGACTGCTCCCGAATTTGCAGGTCGAAATTTCACCGTTGACAGCGTTGACTTAGGGGACAACGTTGTCAGTCAGAAATTTACACCACATTTTCAAGGTTGACAAACGTTGACAAAGGTAGTCAAAATCGCATTTTTGGAAAAATCCATATCCAAACGTTGACAAACTACTCTTTATCTATTTATAGGGTAAAATAGATAAGTAATTGGTATGTTGCGGCTTCCTGCCATCGGCTTATGCCGCTGTCAACGTGTCAACGCTGTCAACCCTGTGGTATATATCCTCTCTTTTTCGCCGATAATATTTTTCTTCGGAGGGGTTTCCCTAAGTTACCCATTCTTGCTCTTGACTATTAGGCTAACAGGCTGATATTTGGTAACTTTGTATGTACCAATCGGCTATGTTATGAGCGACCTTTGTATCTATTTGCCTTTGGAAGACTATCTCGCGCAGTGGTTCGTCAGCGAACACGGCGGCGATGTGCCGGTGCATCTTACTCGCGGCTCTGTCGAGAGTAAGACGCTCGAACTGTATATGGCGAAGCTGCCGGAGGGTGTGGAGCCGGAGGTCTGCGCCGACGGCAAACTGGCCGTCAGGATTCCGACGTTCCGCAACCGTCCGCCGGAAACGTACAATTACCTGCCGCCCCGTGCCATGTCGATGTTGCTTAATATTATCCGCAACCGCTTCGACATTCAGCTATGGGAGGAACTGCATCACTTCGGCAAGATAGGCAAGCGTCAGGACGAGCTGATTTTTGCGTGGATGGAGAAGCACGGCATCGAGGCAACCGAGAAGAACTGGAATGCCATCGCCAAACGCTATCAGAGGCAGCGCAACATCTACATGATGCGAGACAGGGCGAAAAAACAATATAACCGCAAAAAATCTCATTGATTTCAGCGGCCATTATTTTCAATTCTACGTTTTCTACGATTATGCGGACTTCGACACAGATACTTCCCGGAATAAAGGCTATCGGCTGGATTGACTGCCGGCATCTGCCGAGGCGGGTTGACCTCTCTGCCATCTGCGGCATGACGGTTACCGTCCTGACGGACATTCACCCGATACCCTTCTTCGACGAGCCGACCTGCGAGTGCAAGACAAAGAAGGACGGTGCCGGGTACGAGGACACCGCCACCTTGAAGTTCCTTACCGACAAGGAACTTCCCCATGCTGCCTGCACCGGCTTCGTCGTTACCGATGTCAACGACAAATCCTGGCTTATCGGCTCGCTCGAATATCCGCATCCCACAATCGAGTGCGAGCGGAAAACCGGCTTACCGTCGGGCGATGCCGCCGGATATGCCTACGAAATTAAGCACGTTTCCATCAAGTCGATGGTTCCGTGCGTGATTTAACTTTTGCATCAGGAACATTACCATCCAGTCTGTCGCAGGGATGCGGCAGGGTCATACAGATTTTGAAGTTACTTTTTCCGCTGGCGCGTGAGGCGTCGGCGGTTTTTGGTTTATGGTTTCTGGTCTATATTGGTAAAGCCGCCTCGGAGGGCGACACCTCGCATCAGAGAGGGAGGGGTCAGACGGCGCGGAACTTGTTGGCGCTTATCCATCGGGTAGTCATAAACAGCACGGCTCCGTGATCGGGCTGTCAAGGTTGCACTCTTTCATAGCGGCAGCCGATGATGTGCGGGTGAACTGTCCCACGTTACGCAGTAGCCCTTCGGGTGTCGGGATCGCCGTGTAACTCCGTCATCGGTTGACGGATTCCTCACCGCGCTGTCGCACGACCGTTTTCAACGGCTCAGTCGTTCTCCGACATTTGCCCTCGTGGGTCAGCGGTAGGCGGTGGATTCCTTCGGAGTCCGTGCCGGTATCAAGGAGTGGGTCTGCCTCGCCTATGTGGAACGCCTTGCAGGGATTGGTGTCGTGGCCGTTGGCTGCAACGGTCTATCCACTGACGACACGCCGCATTGTACTTGCCATAATCGTAAGCACCGACACAGATACTCGTCAGGCACACCTGAATCCGCTCTTGCTCGACTTTTCCTTCCGGTCCGGCTTCGCCGCATCCGCTTATTCTTCTGACTCCCGGATGTTGGTTTCCCGTAATCTCATTGCTGATTTTTCGGGACAGTTGGCTCATTTAGTTTTCCTGTCGCAAAGGTAGGGCTGACCGTTCAACGCAAAACAAGCCTGCGGATTTACTGCATAAATTTTTATCAATCTCCACCTTGCAGGTAGTATTGACCGGCCACGGCCTTAAAATTTTACTTGAAATTTTTGCTTCGCTCACTTCCTCAGCTCTCCCAATTATTGCAACGTAAAACTTGAAAAATGAACCAATTGTCAAACCCTCAAAATTTTACAGCAATGAGATTACAATTCGGAGAACTCAACATCACTCCAAGAGTCGAAGAACGACTCAGCGAACTGGGCTACACGGTAGCCGACCTTCAGGATGCAGTCGCAAGGCACAAGAGCAGCTGCGACGGTGAACCTTCCGTCTATGTCGGTACTTACGGCAAGTACAACGACGGCTCGCTCTGCGGTCTGTGGATTGACCTCAGAAGTTTCAACGCCTATGACGAGTTTATCGACTTCTGCCGGGCGATCCACGCCGATGAGGAAGACCCGGAGCTGATGGCACAGGACTACGAGGGATTCCCCCGACAGTGGTATAACGAGGGCTTCATGTCGGAGGAAGACTTCGACCATATCCTCGAATACTCGGATATGTGCGACAAGCACGGTCAGGAAGCCGTCGATGACTATCTGGAGTTCCGCGACGAACTCGACAACTTCGAGGAAGCCTACTGCGGCGAGTGGGACAGCGAGGAAGAATTTGCCCGGCACATCATCAGCGAGTGCTACAATCTCGAAAGAGAGATGGGCGACCTCGCCCGCTACTTCGACTACGAAGCCTTCGGACGCGAGCTGTTTATGTACGACTACTCGATGGGCGCCAACAATAACGTGTTCCGCGTCATCTGACCCCCTTCCTCCCTCTCTCCTTACTTCGGGTCGCCCTCCGGGGCGGCTCTTGCTATAAAAAGGCGAAGCCGCGCAGACAAAATGCACGGCTTCTTTTCCCTTTTAGAGTGCTGGTATCGGGACTAAAACCGATAGCTGCACTTATGATGTTGCAAAGGTACTAATTTTCTTTGATATAACAATCAATCAAACAAAAAAGTTTGGATTATTTTATGTTTGACGCGTCTAAACCGCTTATATCGGCAATTATTGCGGCTACTTTTGGCGATTGTGAGTAATGTCGGATAAGAGCCTTTATTTCGTCTGCCATTTCGTTATAACGATTTATCGACACCTGCTTAAGCATATAGAGTACTACGGCAATGGAGCCGTTCAGATTACGAAAATTTCTTGCTCCTCTGACTTCGGCAGGGCCTCTCCTTATATATTTGAATGGCACAAAATCATACAGCACATTACCGTGGGCGCAATAATTACGGAGTTCCCGGACTATTTCAAGATAATTTTCAAAGACTTCGATATATCGTATGCCGTAGTGATTGGCAACAGTCACTTTCAGACGTTGCGATTTGATAGCTTTATAAAGATTTATTACACTGCCAAAAGTCATGTATTCTATCGTTTTCCATGCCGGTGCATAAATATCTCCGGGATGTGTTCGATGGTGTTGCTTTATTACTGCATTCAGCTTGAAACTTGATGTATAAACCGTATTGTCGAAAGTTGATGTAAACTGTTCATCGACTATCGTATTATCCACAAACCATTGAGGATTATCTGAATAATTATTGGATAAAGTGTAGGTAAGATAATTACGAAAGTTTATCTCAATGCGGTTTATATAAAAAGCAAGAATACTTCTTAACTTGTAATCGAAATAGTAAAGTTTAACAGCATCATCGAAATTGCTACCGGTTACAAATTCATGTGTCCTATTACGTTTCGCCGGATAGCTCTTTTCAAATGGAAACCAATAGAAACCAAGACGATAATAGCCGACATCAAGCAAAACCTCTTTGGCTTTTGCTTCATCGGCGATAGTCATACCTCTGCTCCGCAGTAGGTTGACCTGACTTTCCAATGTCATTGCTCGATTTCCCATATAGTGCAAAGTTACGAAATTTTCGTGAATTTCGGTGTCTTTTACCCTCCTTATTTACAGCGGTAACTTCGTGGTGTAAAACTCAGTTACGCCATGTCAAAGACCGCATACCATATCTCGCTCAAAGGCTACGTAGGTGGCTATGACTTCGACCGCACGACCGTTGACCGCGAACTCGCCAAAAACGAGGGCAAGCAGGTCAACGTCCTTATCGACAGCCTCGGCGGGTCACTCGCCACCGGCCTCTCTATCTCCGCAGCCTTCCGCAACCACGGCAATGTAAATGTGCATTTCGTGGGCCTCAATGCTTCCGCCGCAACCATCGCTTCGCTCGGCGCGGCCCACATCTCCATCGATGCCGGGGCAATGTACCTCGTGCATAAATGCTCGATGGCATTCTTCGAGTGGGGCAGCCTCAACAGCGACCAATTCGCCACGCTCATCGCCGACTGTGAAAAAATCATGGCCGACCTCGACAAGCTCGACCTTAATTGCGCCCAACTCTACGCCTCGCGCTGCAAGCGCAAGACGGAAGACCTTCTCGCCCTGATGAAAGTAGGAGGCTGGCTCACGGCTAAGGAAGCCCTCGACTGGGGATTTGTCGATGAAATCACTGACCTTGCCGATGAACCGGCTCCGAAGCTCACCGACGCGCTCGCTTCCGCTATGGCAAATGCCGGTATGCCGATACCGAACATCCCTGTTGCGGAAATCGACAAGGACAGTGCGTTTTCTCGCTTCCTCGCCGCCCTGACTTCATTCTTCAAACCGTCAACCAATCCCATTACCACCGCAATGATAAAGACTTACACCTTTTTGTCGGCTATCCTCGCCGACAAACCGCTGACCGTGAAAGACGGTGCAGCTACGGTTACAGTGGCGCAGCTCAACGCCATAGAAGACGCGCTCGCCGAGAAAGACCGCCTATGCAACGAGCAAAAGCAGACTATCGCCGACCTTCAGGCGAAACTCGACAAGACTCCGGCGGAGCCGTCGAAGCAGGTTGTCGAGGACAACAAGCCCGGCGAACCCGCTCCCAAAAACGACGTCGAGGCCTTCGTTGAAACTTTCAACTCGGCCCGCGCCCTCTACAACGAAGTCTAACCCTAAACTCTCCATACCACAATGGCAGGTAAATTTACATTCACACTTCAGGAGTATCAGGAAGCCGCCGTAAAGTATCGCGCCGACCTCCTTATGCTCCCCATTATCGGTATCGGTGACACGCTCCAGTATATGACGGGGCGCCCCGGCATCCGATACAAGGAGCGCGTCGGCAACCTGACCGGTGACGCCCAGTTTGCGCCCTATAATCCTCAGCGTTCCGTGGACTATAATCTCGGAATCGAGTTCCGCGACCTCGAAACGTTCTTTGGCTCCGTCGTCGCCAACTTCGAGCCTAACTCGGCTATCTCAACGCTTCTCGGCACCGGCGCCACAAAAGGCGACGGTCAGATGACCACACCCACGGCCCGCCACGTCCTCGCCCGTATCGCCAAGAACCTCTCGGAGCACCTGAACGATGCCGTCTGGAACGGCAAGCGCAACGCCGCCGGAGATACCACCGCCGACCTTTTCGACGGCTTCGACACAATTACCGACAAGGAAATCGCCGCAGGTGCCATCGCAGCCGAGGAAGGCAACTACATGAAGTTCACCGACGCGATTACTGCGGCCAATGCCGTTGACATCGCAAAGGAAATCCTCTTTTCGCTCGACCCGCGCCTCCGCGCCCAGGACCTATATCTCTATTGCTCGCAGGACTTCGTCGACAAGTACAACGAAGGCTATCTGCTCACACACGGCGGCATACCTTACAACACCCAATACGGACAGGGTGCCGTCGAAGGCTCCTACGGCAAGCTGAAATTCTGCCCCCTCTACAACAAGGCCGGGTCGAAGTTCATGCACGTCACTACCAAGAGCAATATGCTCGTGGGCTACGACCAGATGGGCGATGTCGAAAACGTCATGATTAAGGAGTTCGCACCCTTTATCCTTTCATACATCGCCACTATGTTCTTCGGCGTTCAGTTCGAGACAATCGACAAACGCCGCTTCAAAACCATTGAAATCGCAGTGTAAGCTATGGCTAAAACTTGTAACTCTATTCAGAAATCGCTCGGATGGTGCCAGGGCACCCCCGAGCTGCCCGGCGTGAAACGCCGCATATACTTCCTCGCAAAGTCGTTCATTCTCGGCTACCCGCAGTTGCCGCGTGATGAACTGGGCCGAGCCACTTCCGCTGTTCTGGCTGGCAGCTATACGCTTGCCGCCGATGCGAAGTGGAAGTATATCGACATTCTGCCCGACAAGTCGCAATTGACCTCCGAGGCGCAGGGCGAGTTGCCCTCGCAGACGCAGCTCAACAAACTTGTCGCCGTCCATCCCGGCGTGGGCGCGGAAGCAAGCGCCGCCGCTGCCTACATCAACAACACCGACAACGTGTTTGTCGTGGAGGACATGAAAGGAAACTTCCGCGTCCTCGGCAACGACAAGTGGCTCACAAAGGCCACTGTCGCCCAGGATCTCGGTCAGGGTGCCACCGGCACGACCTCGACCACTATCAACGTCGAGGCAACCGACGAAGTGCCCGCGCCCTTCTATGTCGGTACGCTCGAAACCGAGGACGGCGACATCGACTGCTCAGGCAAGGCCGCGTAATTCCGTGCATTATGGACGATATAAGAAGCGTCAGGAAAGGAGCATTGGCGTTGGACGAGGTGTTGAACGACATCGAAGTGCCTTCGCTTGACGTTCCCGCCCTCGACGCTTCTTTTGCTTCTCCGGCTCCGGCCAAAGACCTGTTCGCCGAGAAGAAACGGGCGGCATGGAAAGACGTGCAACAGGCCGAAGCCCGTTGCGACTTCGCTCCGAACAAAGTTCGTATCTCATACCGCAATCCTGCTTTCGGGATAATCTCGCTCTGGAAGAAGTCGGTCTATGGCAGAACCTTGACCGATATTAAGAGTGACCCCGATATGGTCGAGAAGTTTGCCGAGGGCATGAATACCCTTATCCGGCAAATACTCGGTCACTCTTTGAGCAATGGCGACTGGTGCATCGTTACCTCGCCCAAACGTCGCCACAAGGAGCGCAACTTCGCCTCGCTAATCTCGGCTCGATTAGCCTCTCTGCTCGGCATACCATTCTACGAAGATGTCGCCGAGTGTCACTCAAAGCATCGTGTTGGTGCCGTCTTTACCTTTGGCAAAGAACCGCCCAAAGAGCGCAACATCATCGTCTTTGACGATTTTGTTACCTCCGGCGCCACGATGATCTCGATGCGCGAGCTGCTACTTCCACTCGGTTACAACCTCGTGTTCTTCACAGGCATCAACAACAAATTATGACCCCACCAATGGACCACAAATTCACTGAACAGATAAAGCAATGGCTTGAAACGCCTGAAAGCGAGCGCGACTATGCTGTCGGCGCTCTTTACCTTTTGAAGCTGTCGGGCAATCAGATTCTTTACAAGAATATTGTTGCCGCACTCGACAGACGCCATGACGTTATTGAGTATCAGCTTCAAAAGTATTACAACTTCCGCGTTCAAGCACTGACCCACGCGCAGGTCGAGGAAATGGCCGCGCAGGTGGCGACCATCGCCGACGAGCATCATCTGACAGACGATGCTTCTACCATGCCGGAAGATGAACGTCGCCTCGGCAAGCGCGAAGACCACGATGCTCTGCCCGACGAGGTCAAGGCGAAGTACGTTGAGAACCTTTCGCTTCTTCAACGTATGCGCGAGCTGCATCTGCGCCTACGCTCGCTCTCGCTTGAAAATTCCACCTGCCCGGACTCCGAGCGTTATCCGTTCCTCAAAGAACTAATATCGCTTGACAAGAAACTCCACGCCAACTGGGAGGCTTACGACCACTACGTTGCTGACCCCAAGCCCACACCCTCGCGTAAACGCTCTGCCGTCAGCAAATCTAAGAAATCTGCCAAATGAAAAGGAGTGCCAACATTGACCAAATCCTTCGTCCGTTGAAAGAGACGCCTTTTCAGGCTTACCTTTCAAATGCCGTGCAGGTTGCCGACATTCTCGAATGGATTTTGGGACAAGTCGGTATTGCAGAGGTATGGCAGACTTCTTTCTCCATATCGGAGGAATTTCTGCGCCGCTTATTCTTCATTACAAAGGATAAGCGCGTGAGCCGAATTAACCTTGTGCTCGACCATAAGGCTACCAACAAGACGCTCAAACTCTGGGCGTTCATCACCCAGGTTATCGAGCGCACTTATCTTGCCGACAACCACAGCAAAATTTTGTTGGTGCAATCCGAGCGAGGCGACACGGTCAGCGTCATTACTTCGCAGAATTTGACCCGTGGCAACCGCCACGAGTCAGCTTTTATCTCCACCGATAAAGCCATCTTCGACCGACTCCACGAGCAGGTCAACGATTTAATTACTAATCACAGCGTACCACTCCATGATTTATTCAGAGAACGACTTGCTGCAGATTGAGAAGTATGCCTCAATCTACCTCAAAATTTCCGACATCGCCGTAATACTCGACATTCCGGCTGATGTGCTGCGCTCCGATATCGCCGACCGTAGCACCGACGTAAGCAAGGCGTATCGCCGTGGCAAAGCCGCCTCAAAGGTCAAGTTACATTCACAGGAAATGATGCTTGCACAGGTCGGCTCGCCGCTCGCCATCGAGAACGCTCACCGCAATCTGCTCGACATGGAGGACGACGAGTAAACGCCTATGTCATATCCCAACGCCATAGAAGTCTGCCGCGCCGAACTCTTTACCAAAGAGGTGGAACTGCGCGAGCGTTATCCCGGCCAGATGGTCGAGAAAGTCTTGCGTGTGCGCGAAATGTATAACTGGTTCATCGCCAACCCCGACGGCACAGACCGCGAGTTTGTCGCCGAGGTGTGCCAACGCCATAACATACACCGCACAACGGCGTATTCCGACCTTGCAGTTGTGAAGTCGCTGCTCCCCATGCTCGGCTCAGCCTCACGCGACTTCCACCGTTGGCGCACCAATGAAATGCTTATCGCCACTTACAAGATGGCCGAGAAGCGCAAGGACAGCAAGACGATGGAACGCGCCGCTACTGCCTACGGCAAGCTCAACCGCGTTGACCTCGAAGACGAACAGGCAATACCGCTCGACCAAATCCTCGTTCAGCCCTTCACGGCTACCGATGATCCGCGTGTCCTCGGCATCGAGCCTATTCCCAACATAGCAGAGAAAATCGCGGCTATGATTGAGAAGTACCGGGCCGAAACCATCGACATTGAGGATGTCGAGTTCGAGGAAGTCGACCTCGAATTTGACTCGCTTTTCCCTGACGAGAAAATAAACAAAGCCTCCTTGGATAATTCCGAAGGAGGCTGATGGACGATTTTCGTCCTTACCGAGTATCATTCTAACATTCTTCCCTCGATTTTTGTTCATGGAATCCTCTCAAAAAAGAGTTTATTTCAACAAGCCCCAACGTCTCACACAGCTTATCGGAGCGAACACTACCGTTATCGTCGCGGGGCGACGCACCGGCAAGACGGACAGCATCGCTGCTCCGTTCGTTCTGCGCAATATGCAGCGTATGCCCGGCTCGACTGGCGGCATCGTGGTGCCTACCTTCAAGCACGGATTGACTAATACCATTCCGGGGTTGCTCGCTGCTTGGAAGCGATGGGGCTTCATCGAGGGCATACACTATGTGGTGGGTAGGAAACCGCCGAAGTCTTTCCGGCAACCAATCATCGACCCGAAAGATTATGAACACGTCATATCTTTCTACAACGGGTCTGTCGCCGTTATTATATCGCAAGACCGCCCCGGCAGCTCAAACTCGCTAACGCTCTCCTGGCTGCTGGTCGATGAAGCCAAGTTTATCGACTACGCCAAACTGAAAGACGAAACGCTTCCGGCAAACGGCGGCATAAAGTCGCACTTCGGCAAGCACTCCTTCAATCACTCAATTATGATATTGAGCGATATGCCGCAGACCCAAAAGGGCAGTTGGTTCCTCCACTACCGCGACAAGATGGACGTGGAGCTTATCAGGACTATTGAGGCAACGGTTTACGAGATATGGCGCATCAAGGAACGCATACGTACTCTCAACGCCAAAGGCGCGACGGTGCCTCCGTATCTCAAAGGCTACCTGCGCCGCCTTGACCGCGACCTCAATAAGATGCGCTCCGTCGCGGTTTACTACCGCGAGTATTCCTCGATTGAGAACTTGCAGCTTCTCGGCGAGAACTACATAAAGCAGATGAAGCGCGACCTTACTCCTTTGACCTTCCAAACCTCTATCCTTTGTCAGAGGATCGGAATTGCAAAGGACGGTTTTTATTCCTCGATGCGCGAGGGCCACAAGTACGATGCCAACGATAATCAGTACCTCGATACTCTCGGTTACGATTATGACTTCTCGACGCTCGACGCCCGCGCCGACAAGGACGTTGACCCCGATGCGCCCATCTGCATCGGCATGGACTACAATGCCAACATCAACTGGATTGTCGCCGGTCAGCCGCGCGACCGCCGCCTCAATGTCATCAAGAGCTTCTACGTCAAGTTCGACCGCAAGATACCGGCACTCGTCGAGGACTTCTGCCGATATTACGCCGCGCACCGCAACAAGACCGTGGTCTATTATTACGATGCAACGGCCCTCGGCTCCAACTATGCCGTCAACGACCAGGACTTCCATTATAACGTGGTAAAGGAGTTCGAGCGGCACGGCTGGCGTATCGAGTCCGTGTATCTCGGAAACCCGATGCACCACGACGAGAAGTATCTTCTCATCAACAACGCCTTCGCCGGAAAGCAAAGGCTCATGCCGTTCTTCAACCGCTCGAACAACGAAGACCTTATTCTGGCCATTCAGTCAGCCGGTGTCTCCAACGGGCGCAACGGCTTCCGCAAGGATAAGTCCGGCGAAAAGCTCGCCGAGTCCGAGGAAGACCTCCTCGAACACCGCACCGATGGCACCGACGCCTTCGATACCCTCTACATCGGTTGCGAAAAATTCCCATTCCGCGACACTTTTTCACTATCTACAAGCGGTGTTCTCTGAATTATTGTGTATATTTGCGCCTAAAATATACTCAATAAAACTGAGCTATTCCATGCCTACAAACAAAGGAGCACTAATTCGACGTCAAGTTTTGGATGGTTGCTTAAGCAGTAACCAAAACTACACATTGCTCGACCTCATGGAGCGATGCAATGAAGCTTTGCGCGAACATGGATTTAAAGAGGTTAGTTCTGAGAACACCATCCGAACTGACCTTAAAGAAATGGAGTATCAGTTTCCTGAGGCCGAGATTGTAAGCGTAAGGCGAGGGCGGAATATTTTTTACCGCTATAAAAATCGAGATTTTTCTATCTACAAAATCCCGTTAAACAACAACGAAATCGTGGGACTTACTCAGGCTCTTACCCTCTTAAGTCGTTTCGAGGGTATGCCGGGTAGTGAATGGCTTGACGCTCTTATTGAGCGATTTAAGCCATCTATAAATATTGATATGTCGGTTAAACACGTTGTGGGGTTCGATGAAAATGTTGACCTTAGAGGTCGTGAACATTTCGCCACGTTACTCCAAGCCATAGTCTCCAAGCAGGTTCTTCTCGTCCGTTATACAAGTTACAGAAACCCAAAAGAATTTAATGTTATCATACATCCTTATTATATAAGGCAGTATAATAATAGGTGGTTTTTGTTCGGTCATAATGATGAACTGAACAAGCTCACAAATATAGCTTTTGACCGTATTCTTGAAATTACCCCCATCCCCAAAACATACATCCCCAATACCTCAATAGATTTTTTTGAGTTTTTCGATGATATGGTAGGAGTGTCACGAAGCATCGATGACATGCCCGAAGAAGTCCGTTTATTTATATCAAAATCACAAAGTCCTTATATTCTATCAAAACCAATTCATGGCTCTCAAAGAATTATTGACAGAACAGCCGAAGGTACTATAATCGCGCTAAATCTGATTATTAATTACGAACTCGAACAAGTAATTTTATCTTTTGGCAATAACGTAAAAGTCTTATCCCCAATTAGTTTGGTGAATAGAATTAAGAACAGGATTACAGACGCTTCAAAGCTTTATCAATAGGCGCAGTAAAATTGAGGATGTTGGTTATAACTTTGCATCAGAAATTAAAACCAATATTATGACAGCTCAACAACTCGCCGCCCACATTTGGGATATTAAAGACATCATCCGAGATGTCTATGAAGACCCCGAAGTCGAAAATGTAATTTTGCCATTCACGCTTTTGCGTCGAATGGATTGTGTGCTTCAGGATAAAAAGAAAGCCATCGACGAAGAACTCGAAAAGACTCCTGAGCCGATGCGCAAAATGAAGCTCGAGATTCTGATGCGCCAGCACAACCTTTCTTTTTATAATACATCAAAATTTACGCTCTCGACTCTGCTTGCTGCACCCGGTGAAATTGCTGACAACTTCAAGATTTATCTTGAAGGATTTACCGACAACGTTAAAGATATTCTCAACAACTTCACTCACGAAGATAGTGAGCAGGGAGACCTCACCCGCATCTATTCTCGTCTTGACCGCGCAGGACTTCTCTTTGCGGTTACGCAAGCCTTTGCACACAAAGACCTTCGTCCGGAAGTCGTTGACAATGCAATGATGGGCACCGCTTTTGAGACAGTCATTCGTTGGTCAAAAGAATCCTCCAACACAATGGCCGGTCAGTTCTACACGCCTAAGGACATTGTACGGCTTCTTGTTGCTCTCGTTATGTGCGGTAAAGAAAAGGAGATTAACACCATCGGACAGCATTTCTCTATCTATGACCCCTGCTGCGGCACCGGCGGTATGCTGACTGTCGCCAAAGAATATCTCGAAAAAGCAACCGACCGCACCGATATGAGGGTGTACCTTTCAGGCCAAGAGAAGAATGAGAAAACCTATGCCATCTGCAAATCCGATATACTTTTGCTCAGCGACGCATCGGTTAATAACGACGGCCAGATTTGTGTAGGTAATACTCTCACCGACGATAAATTTGTCGGTAAGACATTCAACTATATGTTGGCTAATCCTCCCTTCGGCGTGAAGTGGAAGATGTTTGAAGCCAAAATCAAAGAGGAAGCCGAGCGCGAAAGCGGACGCTTCTCAGCAGGTCTGCCAAGCACATCCGACGGTTCTTTGCTATTCCTCCAACACATGATAAGCAAAATGGATGCCTCCGGCTCGCGCATCGGCATCATTCTTAATGGTTCTCCGCTTTTCAACGGCGACGCCGAAAGTGGTTGGAGCAATATCCGCAAGATGCTTCTTGATCGTGATCTGCTCGACGCTATCGTAGCTATCCCCAAGAACCTCTTTTATAGTACCGACATCCAAACCTACCTTTGGATTCTCGACAACAAGAAACCCGCCTCTCACCGAGGCAAGGTTCTTTTCATCAACGGCTACCAGGAGCCGTATCAGTCGCTCTTACAACGAAACCTCGGCAAGAAGCGGTACGAAATAAGCGAACGTGGCTTCAAAGACATCCTTAATCTCTACCGTAATTATACCAGTGCACAGATTGAGGTCAACGGTGAAATCGTCGAGGCCGCCAAGTTGCTCGATACAGAAGATTTTCTCTACACCAAAGTAACTGTGGAACGTCCGCTGCGACTCGTTTTCGAGCGCACGGGTGAAAAAATTCTTGCCGCTATCGAAAACAAAGAGTTTAAGAAAACCGACTTGCCCTTCTTTGCCCAAGTCGCCAACCTCAAGGGCATTGACGCACGACGCACCGATGCCGAGTTTTTCAAATTCCTCGGCGAGCAGCTTAAAGGCACACGCCTTGCCAAAGGTCAAATCAAACGTCTCCGATCATTCGCTTCCACGAATGAAGACGCTCCCGAAACATACAATGTGCCAGGCAAGCCTGAATCCCTACCGCTTCCTGACCCTGCACTACGCGATACTGAAAACATTCCGTTCAAGACTGACATCGACACTTACTTCCGCGAAGAAGTGTTGCGTTTTGTCCCCGACGCTTGGATGGACCGCTCCAAAGATAAAATCGGGTGCGAGTTCCCGTTCTCGAAGCTGTTCTATGTATACAAGCCTCTCCGCAACCGCTCGGAGATTCTTGACGAACTTTTCAGTCTCGACCATGAACTCGAAGCCGAACTTAAAGAACTTAAAGCCGAAGACTAATTATGAAGCAGTACGAATCATATAAAGACTCCGGCACCCCGTGGATTGGCCAAATTCCGACCCACTGGGAGGTAAAGCCGATTAAATTTACTGCACGTATTTATAACGGGGATAGTTTAAATGATAGTCAAAAGGCTATGTATATGAACTGTAACGAAACCGATTCTATACCCTATATTGCGTCAAAGGACGTAGATAGAGATACAGAATTTGTTGATTATGAAAATGGCGTAAGAATTCCTTTTGGAGGGAGAGGCTTTTCAGTTGCTCGTGCCTATACGACATTATTGTGTATCGAAGGTGGAAGTGCAGGAAAAAAAATAGCATTTCTAAATCAACCAGTTTGCTTCGTTAATAAACTGTGTTGTTTTGACACCAGTCTTAATGACAAATTTAACTATTATTATGTCTGCTCAAATACCTTTAAAGAGCCATTTTTTCAAAATCTTCAGGGTATGATAGGCGGGGTCACAATTTCTGAAATTAAAAATTTCCCCATTGTCGTTCCTCCGCTTACCGAGCAAACTGCCATTGCTGAATATCTTGACAAGAAATGCGGAAGCATTGATAAGGTAATTGCTACCCAAGAGCACCGCATTGAAATGCTCGGAGAGTTGAAGCAAAGCATCATCACCGAGGCTGTAACTCGCGGCATCAATCCCGCCGCTCCACTCAAAGACTCCGGCATCGATTGGATTGGCAAAATCCCCGAGCATTGGAACGCAATACCGTTGAAATTCACAGGTTCATTCGGAAATGGACTTACATACCATCCCGAAGATGTTGTGGAATCTGATGGCGTATTGGTCCTTCGCTCGTCTAATATACAAGAGGATGTTTTGGACTTTGAAGATACTGTTTTTGTTGATTCCTGCCCGGAATTCTTAATGGTACGCCCTGGGGATATTATTATATGCTCACGAAACGGCAGCGCATCACTTGTCGGGAAGTGCGCAATGGTAGAAGAAGATATAAATGCAACCTTTGGGGCATTTATGATGAGATATAGACCTTATCAAAATCCTAAATTCGGATTCTATCTTCTTCAGGCAGCACTCAAAATGTATAAAGGTCTGTATTCTACGACCACAATCAATCAGTTGACAATGGGTGTCATTGCTCAAATTCATGTCGCAATGCCTCCTATAGATGAGCAAAATATAATTGCAAATCATCTCGACCGCAAATGTGCTCGTATTGACTCCGCTATTGCCAAGGCAAAGCGCGAAGTCGAGCTGCTTCGCGAGTTCAAGCAGTCGGTTATCACAGAAGCAGTGACCGGTAAAATAAAAGTGTGCTAATCTCAACATTAAAAGCCATGAGTACCCTGGACGAAACATATTTTGAAGAACATATCACTGACTATCTCGCAAATAGTCCACTCTATAATCAGCGCAGTTCCGCCGATTTCACTATCGACGATTTGTGCGACCGCCCTATGTTGCGCCGGTTCATCGAAGCGCAATCGTCGAAATGGAGCCGTCTCGTGCAACGTTTCGGTAGTGAGGACGCTGCATTTGAAGCAGTTGTCAAAGAACTTAACAACCGCATTGACCGAGGCACCAAACTGTCGCACCTCCTTCTTAAGGGGTTGAATATTCAGGGCATAAAACTGAAGCTCGTTCAATTTAAGCCTGAATATGACGATGCGGACAGCGAATTTCAGCAGCTTTACCTGCAAAACCGCTTCTCAGTGGTGCGTCAGTTGCGTTACAGCACCGGGCCCACTGACAACAAGAATGAACTTGACCTCACTATTCTTGTCAACGGGATACCCATCATTACTGCCGAACTTAAAAACGAGCAAACCGATCAAACGTATGTCGATGCTATACATCAATATCGCACCGACCGCAACCCGCAGAACCGATTGCTTAAAACTGCACTCGTTCACTTTGCCATAGACAACAATTTTGCGTTTATGACAACTATGCTGCGGGGCGATGCCACCACATTCCTTCCGTTCAATGTCGATAGTGTTAATCCTCCCGTTGAGGGTGATTATCCTACCTGTTATATTTGGAAAGAGATATGGCAAGCCGACAGCTTGCTTAATATCCTTCAGCACTTCATTAAGCAGTATAAGGAAAAGGATAAAAAGACAGGCAAGGAAAAGGACGTTACAATTTTCCCTCGCTATCACCAGTTGCGAGCCGTCCGCAACCTGTGCAAGTGGTCGCGTGAAAATGGAGCAGGTAAGAATTATCTGATTGAACACGCAGCCGGTAGTGGTAAGACGAAGTCGATGGCGTGGCTTGCCCATCAACTCTCGAACATCACTGATCGGGATATGCGCCCTATTTTCGACAGTATCATCATGGTTACAGACCGTATTGTGCTCAATGCGAATATGGCCGACGATGTCAACAACTTCGAAACCGAGGCCGGTACCGTTGCCGATATACGCCGTGGCTCCAAAAATCTTGCCGATGCTATCAATGACGGGCACCGTATCATTGTCAGCACGGTTCAGAAGTTCTCGTTCGCACTCGAACATCTCAAAAGAGATAAAGAGCGCCGCTATGCAATCATCGTTGATGAAGCCCATACCGCAATCGGCAACGAGAGCGCAAAAGACCTTGTCAATGCTCTCTCTACCGATGAAGAACTGCGTCGCTATGCCGAAAAGTTTGGTGCTGACGACTACGAAAGCGAAATGGATGCTATGCTTGCTTTCCTGCAAGCCATGCGTCAGGAGATGAAACACATCTCATATTTCGCCTTTACCGCCACGCCCAAAGATAAGACATATGCTCTTTTCGGCATTAAAGATGCAAACGGCGATTGGAAGGCTCATGATTACTATTCAATGAAACAGGCTATCGACGAGAAGTTCATTCTCGACGTGTTGCAGAACTACACCACATACGATACCATGTATGAATATGTAGCCAAAGCCGAACTCCCCGAGGAAGAGAAAACAAAAGAGTATGAGGAACACAAGGCAATCCGCCTCATACTTCAGGCCCTCAACAAAGACCCCTATAATATGGAGAAAAAGGCTCGCGTAATGCTCGCGCATTTCTTCAGCAGCACAATCCACAAAATAGGCGGTCAAGCAAAAGCCATGATTGTTAGCGACTCCCGAATGTCGGCAGTGCGTTACAAGCAAATCATCGACAAAATTATTGCCGAAGATTATAATGGTGTAATCAAAACTTTGGTGGCGTTCTCTGGCACCGTTGAACTTGACGGCGTAAGCTATACCGAAGATAAAATGAACGGCTACGGTATCAAAGACAACCGCATCCGTGATATTTTTGAGGAGCCTGACTACCGAATATTGATTGTTGCCGATAAATTCCAGACCGGCTTCGACCAAAAGTTGCTTCATACTATGTATGTTGACAAAATGCTCGGAGGAATCCAGTGCATTCAGACTCTCAGCCGTCTTAACCGTTGTTATCCACCGCTAAAGGAAGATACAATGGTGCTCGACTTCCGCAACAATGCCGCTGATGTTCAAAAGGCTTTCCAAAAATACTACAAGGAAACGAAATTGCAAGGCGACGTGGACGTACAACGTCTATATTCTTTCGTAACCGAAATTGAGGAATTTAAGGTCTATAACGACGCCGAAGAAGAAAACATCGTTAAGGCCCTCTTGAACAAGAAAACAGCAGCGGCGGTTCCATCTCTTGTTAAGCGAATCGTTGAGGAACGCGTAGCCCCAATGTCGGACGAAGAAAAAGACCGTTTCCGCAAACTGGTCAACCGATACATTCGCAGTTACGGTTTCATGGCACAGCTCATGAAGTTTATAGACCCCGACCTTGAACGCCACTACGTGTTCTACAAGGTGCTCTATAAGTCATTGCCATATACAAAGGAGACTTTGCCTATGGAAATCCTTGAAAAGGTTGACCTTGATAAGTTCCGTCTGCAAATGAGTTTCGAGGGCAACCTGCCACTTGAAGATGAAGACACAACGCTGCAATCATCGCGTATCGGGGACATTAACGCGCCTCGTCCCGACGAGACCCGACCGCTCAATGAACTTCTGAACATCGTTAATGAGCCGTGGGATGGTTATCTCGATGAGAACGACAAGATAATCCGCTCTATCGTCGATGAATTGCAGGTCGATACCGAGCTAATCAATGCCTTCCGCAGCAACAACAGCGCAGAAACTCTTTCTCGACTTATTATTGACAAAATCATGTCGAAAGCCGGCGGTCAAATGGAGAAGTTCTTCGAGCTTCTTACACAGGTATCGGGAGGCACAACCTTTGGCAAGGAGTTTGTGCATGGTGTAGCTGACCTGTTGGCACGCAACACTCAGACCGACCGCAATCTTCCAGTGGATATTGAAGCAATACATCAGGCTATCTGCAATGCTATGGAGGGTACATTCTCCGAAATGCGACGCTATATTCGTCCGCTTGCTGAAGTGGTAACCACTATGCTAAAAGTCATTCAAGCCCCCTCGGTCTCCAACCTTGACGGCATAAATGACATAGTTATGGATTCACTCAACCAGGTTTATCGTGCACAGAACTTACGCCTTGTTGACCGTCGCCGCCACTTCAATAGCCTTGTCAGCCACTATGAACCGTTCCTCAAAAAGTTATATTACTTAATTAACGGCACGCAGATACAGGCCGAAGAAGAAGGACGCAATGCCACCTTCAAAGATGCTATCTTTGCTTTCCGTGCATTGCGTGGCTTACGCAATAATCCTCAGCCAGTCTATCAGCAATTCAACTCGTTCCTTGAAAGTCTGCGTCAGTGGCGCAATACCGAGGCTCACGAAGCCAACATTGCCACCGAACAAGACCTCGTGGGTGCAACCCACATCGTAGTGGCGATGTACCTTTACATAATCTCACAGGTCACGACCGACCTCGAAATGTCCGAATTTTATAACGACTAAATATGAATACATTTTACAGAACGTTTCTAAGAAACATCACCTTATCCTCAGCTCAGATTGAGGATGGAACAACGAAATATAAGGGGGTGTGCCAATGCCTCGCTAAAGGCTTCTTTGATCGAGACCTTAGAGATAGTGATAAACTTCTCTTTGGTTCTTTCAAGAACAAAACACAGGTTCTTCCAATGGGAGAGAATCAGGATGTGGATGTGATGTTTAAGATTTCCGAAGAAATATACGACCAGTACAGAAATCGCCCCGGTGATATGTTGCAAAAAGTACGCAACATTCTAAAAGGAACTTATACCACAACAGACCATATCAGTGCATGGGGCAAAGTTGTCCTCGTAGATTTCTGCGAAGGCCACCACGATGTAGAAGTAGCCCCTTGTTTTGAAACAGAGGATGGGAAATTATTGATTCCTAACAATTATTCCAATGAGGAAGACTGGGAAGAAGTAGACGTTAGGGAGCAATTGAACTCCTTTAAGAGTTCCAATGAAGCATCGCTCGGCCTAACAAGAGACCTCATAAAAATCATTAAAAAGTGGGTGCGAAATACCCCTTCGCTCTGTTATTCCTCGTATAACATCACTAACGATGTTATTTCATTCGTAAATGCTTTCTATCCTGAAGGTCTGGGAGAAAGCAGATATGACATAGTAGTAAAAGATTTTTTTACCTATGAACTAAATAATATACCCGCACACCTCTCTTCTTATAAGTCTAACCTTGAGACTGCTAAGAAAAGAGCTGTTAAAGCAACGGAATATGAAGAAGAGGGTCTTCATATTGAAGCTACCGAGGAGTGCATCAAGATATTTGGAGATGCTTTCCCAAAGGCTGAATATAATACTAAGAATGATCGTCAATGCGATATAGCTATACCGGTTCGTCCTTGGGCGCAGAACTAACAAAAGAAGAATATGCGTGGCTAAAAACTGAACAGTCACGCATGTTCTATTTACATCCTGAAAGAAAGGCCTATGGATATTTCTCCATCTCTTCGCAATTCGAAAATCTTCAACGAATTACCACTCAGTATGAAATTGCCATTGATTTTGCACGTTTAGAATATAACCGGCTCCCATTTGTATATGAAGTAGGAGGCCGAATACGTAAGGTAGCAAAATTGTATAATAAACCTCTTATTGATTTACATCAGTATTCAGACAACCGATTATGTCTTATACGTCCGGATGTGTTTATGTATTTATTTCATAACAGACCATTTAACATTCAATATCTTTGTAAAATAATAAGTTCACACTTATATTGGCAAGCGTATATTGAGTTCTACGGCGTGGAACCCTGGCCTGGCGAAGAACACGGCTGGGATTGGCTAAAAGACTATCTCAAATGACTATGCAAGAAAACTTAAATAAGCTCCACAATCAATTAAAAATTCGCTCCGCAAGATTATATTGGACCTACGTTATCCAATATAATCAAGCAGAGGTCTATCACAAAACTCAAAAAAGGCTAAACTTCTTTTCCTTGGTTTTGTCGGGCTTAGTGGCTTCTACCGCTTTTCTCAATATACTCCAGATTTGTGGTATATCACAAGAAGTTGGTAATCTAATTATTTTTATCTTAGGCATAACCTCAACTGTTTTACTTGCCTTCATTGCGAAGTTCGACTACGATAAACGGATTGCTATGGCTGTGGAATATGGCACTAAAATCAGACGGGTATGGATGAAATACCAGTCTCTTATAACAGATATGTTAGCTGGGCGATATTCTTCCTATGAACATATTTGTGAATTAAGAGATAAACTTAGAGATGAAGAATACTCAATTCTTCACGATGCCCCCATAACATTACAGAAAGCATACGAGGAAGCGTCAAAGAAAATTAGGAACGGGCACGGAGACATCACGAGAGAGGAAATAGAAGCAGGAAACGAACAACAGAATTTATAAGCATTTTTTCATAAAGCATAGCTAAGTCCTCTCGGCGTGATGTCGAGGGGACTTGCTGTATAAGGACTTTTGTTCCGGCAATGGCTTTCATTTCCTGAATAGGCCGTTACTGTGCTTCATGCCATTTTAAGGGAGATTTTACCAACTGAAACTCTGAACCATTCGTTGCATCGACTCGTACCGGGGCGATTTCCTTTTCTGTGCTTCCTCGGCACGGGCTTCACGGTGTCTATGCTCCGCTTTGCCATCGAGTGACTACTTCACGGTGTAGATGTGTATTTTAGAGGAACGGTCGGCGTTCACCGCCAAATATGCCTTGCAGGTTACGTGGATCAGGATTTTGCCGGGACGTTCCGCGAGGAACTTTACTTGTAAACACGCACGGAGGCACATTGTATTTACATCGCGAAGTTAGCGTCTTTATCTACGCTCGTCAAGGGCAGGTAAATTCGCTCAAAAAATCTTCCTTTTTTATTGCTTAAAAAAGAGTATTCTTCGGGGCAAGCCCTTTTGGACGAACCCTTGTCGGCTAACGTGCCTGCGGCACTGATGGGTCAGCCGCATATTCTGCAATGTAAAACAAACGCGCCCCGGCGCACAGTAAAAACCCTCTAAAAACTTCAAAATCATGACCCACGTAATGAACATATTCGGCAGCTCTCTCAACTCCAACCGCAAGCTCAAATACTTCTCGGTAGAAGTAATCACTTTCGACGGCGAAAGCTACACTGAAGAAGTCGAAGCCCGTACCGCCGAGGAAGCCCAGGAAATCGCAGCATCCCAGTACGACAACGTCGATTACACGATGGTTCAGAGCTGCTTCGCAGGTTGGTAAAATTCTCCTCCCTCAAAGGGCAGGCTGTCCGCCGGGACAGCCTTTCGCTCTGTTCATCTGTCGCCGTTGTCTTCTTCAGTTGTCTATTGGCACTCCGGCACCGCCTCTATGCCGAGGATTGGGCGGGCAGGCTCTACGCAATCGTTGTGCTGCGGGCAGGTGGCTCTTTGCAAGCAAAGCGACTTCGTCGATTAGTCGGCCATCCGAGCTGACCGCTCCGCATCAAGGTTGCCGCTCTTGTTCGGTTTGTTTGAACGATTACCATTGCTTCGGGAGGGTGAAACGTGATTGCCGTTGTCGGTAAGACGCGAGCGCATTCCGCATTTCATAACTCGACCTTTATTCTCGCCATTATCGCGCCGTCTATGAGACCGGACGCATTGCATCAGCCATCGGCAAGTCCCATTTGCCGTTTTGTGTCGGCAGGTGTGCATCGTTGTTCGGGAGGTCTGACCTCCGGGAGCGACGGACACCGCCGCTTGCCTCGAATCCGGGGAGTTCGGAGTTCCGGGGTCTGCTCCGCATCGGGCGAAAGCACATATAGCGCCGCTTCCGGCCTCAACCGCACCCCGACAGTCCTTGCCACACCCTCGGTATCCGTGCCACTGAACTTGCAGCCGCGACGAGTGCGGAGTCATTGCCGGGTCTCTCCGACGGGGAGCTTTGAGCGATATTTCTGCGGTCAGTTTTCTGTTTGCCTTTTCCGTATTCGGGGACGTGAACCGAGGTCTATTTTTCCATTAGCAAAGGTAGGACTGACCGTTCAGCGCAAAACGAGCCGCCGGATTTACTGCATAAATTGTTATCAATCTCCACCTTCCAGGTCGTATTGACCGGCCAAAGCCTTAAAATTTTACTTGAAATTTTTGCTTAGCTCACTTCCTCAGTTCTCCCAATTATTGCAATGTAAAAATTAAGAGCCTCGGCTCACATCATTAACCCCAAATACTTCAAGATCATGGCAAAGAAAACTAAAAAATCCGCAGAAAAGAAAGTCGCTCAAACCGCCGCTCCCGCCGTCGAGACTGTTCCGGCAATAACTCCCAGGCTCATCGTGGCTCAGCGCAAGTTCAACCGCTGGTACGTCTACTTCAAGGGCGTGGCTCCCAAGGACAACGTCGGATGCGGATGCAAGACAGCCAAGAGCGCAATGCGCTACATGCACCTGCTCAAAGCCCGATACGGAGCGACTATCTCCCAGAACATATACGAACGCCTCCAGTTCGAGGCTCAGCGGGAGGGTTAAAACCCTCTCGCTTCTCTCTCCCGATTGTCAAACCTCCAATTCTCACAACGATGTACGAATATATCTGTTTCACAAAACAAGGCAAATGGAAATTCTATGCCGACAACGATATTGACGCGATGCGCACCGCCCTTTACTACTGCTGGCGCGACGGCGAGGACTTTATAAAAGTCGAGTTCAGAAAAGGTTGCGAGAATTACACGCTCTACATCTTCCATATTGACAACAACAATCACGAATGTTTCACCCTATAATCCCCGAAGCAATGGAAATCGACTACAACAAGTTTACCGAACATGAGCTGCAAGTAATCCTCGATGCAGCGCGAACCATAAACTACAGCTTCGGCTCGCAGTATCCGAGCCACAGCGAGCAGATGGCTCTCTTGATTGAAGACCTGCATTTCCGCGTCGTCAATCAGATAGTCATTCAGGCGCACAACGCCCTCCGCTCGAAGTACATCGCGCGAGGCATCGACCCCGACGCGCCGGACTTCCGTCCCGACCATCTGGAGAAATGACTTCTCCAATCCGTCCGTGCAGCGGTTGACCCTCCGGGGTTGACCGCTTTCTCGCTGTCTTTTATCGGCCACGACTGCAAAGTTAACTTTGCGGCATGGCACACCGGATTACATACAAGCCCCAGGGCATCATACTTTCTTCGGCTGTCGGTGAAATCACCGTTGCCGTCGAGGGGGAATATGTCGATGTTACGCTGACCGCCACCGGCGGCATCGTCATCCTCTCGGAGCGTTACTACGCCCACGGCGGTTATGTAACGCTCTATGATCTCGGCTCACTTATCGAGGCCGAGATGAATAAGTCAGGCCAGTCGTGCGCCGACTTTACCCTGCGGGTATTTACCGACTCGGTCAACAACAAGGCGGATTCCTGTGTGCTTCATATCCTTTACTGCGACCGCTTCACGGTCTGCACGGATATTCCGGCATTTCTCCGCGAGAATTTCCTGACAACACTCTCCATGCGCCGTGTCGCTCCCGGCTCCACGCTCTCCCTTTTCCTCTACGCGGAATCCGGAGAGGGTCTGGAGTATTCAGTACAGCACACCTTTCAGACAAAAAAATCTGAGACGAGATTTCTCCATTCATATTATATGGACTCCGGCAAGACCGCCGCCACCTCCGGAGTCGTGCAGATCAACGTGCCGTTGTTCTCGGTCATTGCCGATGCCGCAGGGTTCGCCGCCGCTCGCCCTGATAATATTATGCTTCTGTCATTTACCGTCCGTTGCGGTCAGCGGTCTGTTACCGGCTTCGTTGACAACTCGCTCACTGACCTTGAATCGTTCTACTTCCGCAACTGCTTCAATGTCTGGGATTCGGCCACTTTGCCGGTGGAAACCACCGCAAAGACGGACGTTGACCGCTCCCTCGCCATCATCAACGGCAAGTCGCGATTCTACAACCAGACCACCGCCAAAACATACGAAGTGGAGGCCGGGCCGCTGACTTCTGACGAAGCCGAGTGGATAGACCAACTCTTTTCGTCGCACGATGTGTTCCGAGTCGAGCCGGACCCAACCAACAGCCATGACCAGCTCGTTCTCGCCCCGATACTCATTACCGACGCCACCTGCGAAATACAGGACGGCGACGAGAAACTTAACACCGTCAAGTTCACATGGCGATATACAGACAACCGCCCGATTGTGCGCTTGTCTGCCTCGCCCGGCATTTTCACAGAACCGTACAATCTCGTTTACTCGTAAACTCGCTATGGCTCATTCCATCCATATCTCAACGGCAAGATCAATGCTCAACTCCGGCGACCCCGTCGATATATCCGTATGGAAATCCGACGGCTCTATCCTGGAACTGCGTAACGTCATTTCTCTCCGTTACTCGTTCTACGGAGGCTGGAGGAACGTTAAGATACTTTCCTCCGGCGAGTGCCGCAAGATACGCGACTGCTGTATCTTCCGTGTGAACGACTTGGAAGTATTTCTCTAACGCTCAATTTCTTCCGCTATGATTGATATAGACTTCCTCAATTTTAACTCTGTCGAGACGCTTCCGGGCTTCGAGGCCCGCGCCGCGTTCACTGTCAATTCCGCGTCCGTGTTCAAGGAGGACGTGGATATTGTGCCTACAATCGTTGACGATACACTCTCATACGTTCCGTGGGGAGGCGACAATCAGATGCCGTTCGACTTGCTCGCGCTCGTCGAGAAAGACGAAACTCTGGCAACCTGCCAGTGTTTCAACGCCGAGGTCTGCTACGGTTCGGGGCTGCAATACTGCGCCACCGAAGCCTCCGCATCGGTCAAGTCGGCTGTCGACGACTTCCTCCTTGACAACGACCTCGCCGCATACTTCCTCGGCATCTGTCAGGACTTCAAGCACTTCGGCTTTGCCGTATCAGTGCTTATTCTCAACGAGGACGGCTCGCGCATCGTCCGTCTGTTGAGAAAGGAAGCCTGTTATTGTCGCTTCACCCCGGCTGACAAGCACGGTCGTATTTCCAAAATCCTTTACGCCAACTGGCGAAAGCCAATATCCGCTCGCACCGATATTGAGGAAATCGACCTGCTCGACCCGGCTTCGCCGTGGCGAGATCTGCAAGACAAGCTCGCCAAAAAGTCGAAGTGCCGTAAGTTCGCTATCGTCAGCCGTATTCCTACGGTTGACTCAACCTATTATCCCATTCCTTATTATGGCGCCTTGTTCCGGGGCAAATGGTACAACATCAAGCAGCTTATCGGTATCGCAAAGGAAGCGAAGCTGAAAAACTCCGCGCCTATCAAGTACCACATCGAAGTCGGCGCAAAATACTGGGAGAGTATTTTCCGTGCCGAGGGCATTACCGACCGCCGCAAGCAACAGGCGCGTATCGTCGCCGAGAAACAGCAGATTCTCGACTTCCTCACCGGCGCCGAGAACAGCGGCAAAGCCTGGTTCTCGACTTTCTATGTTACCCCCGACGGCAAAGAGCAGCACGATGTTGTCATCAACAAGATTGATGACAGCAAGGAGGGCGGAGACTGGGAGACCGACATTCAGGAAGCAATCAATATGATATGCTTTACTATGCGGGTGCATAGTAATCTTGTCGGCTCCGTGCCGGGCAAGGCGCAGTCCAACAACAGCGGCTCGGACAAGCGCGAGCTTTATACCATAGCCCAAGCTCTCCAAAAGCCATATCACGACCTGCTCTTTACCGTTCATCGCATCATTATCCGATTTAACGGCTGGCAGGGCGTTCACCCCGAAATTCCCTTTATACAACTCACAACGCTCGACGAACACCAAGACGCCAAGCAGGTAAAACTACCCAACTCCAATGACACTGATAACGAACAATGACGAGTTGCGGAAATATATTCCGAACTCTATCCGCGAGGTCAAAGGCGAAACCCCGCTCTTTGACAAACTCGCTCCGTTCCTTGAAAGAGCCGAGCAATGGTTCTGCCACCACTTCGTTCCGGCAGAACTGCTCGACGCCGTGACTTCCGACGCAGCCCACATCGTTGCTGTCGAGGCATACCGCCTCGCCGTGCCGCAGCTCGACCTCGTACTTACGCCTAACGGTTTCGCTACCGTAGGTACGCAAAACCTGTCTCCGGCATCGAAGATGCGCGTTGACCGGCTCGTTGGCGGTCTGCTGTCGGAAAGGGATAAGGCACTGGCGCATCTGCTTCACAATCTCCCTTCCGTCGAGGGCTGGCCGGACTCACCGCAGGGGCGGTGGTTCGACGCCACGCTGTTTCCGACCCTTGATGTTGTAACCCAACAGTCGGGGGAATCAGAACGACTATGGGACAAGTATTGTGAACTGCGCCCACAGTTGATTGACCTCGAAGCAAGCCTCTCGGAAGAATGGCTGTCGCCGGAACTTATGTCAGCGCTCCGCTCGGAGAACCTGCGCGGTGATCTGACAGAAAAGCGGAGTGAGATTGTCCGGCAGATAAAAGCGCAGGTCGTGGGCTACCTGCGCGGCGGGTCGTTCAACTCGCGTAGGCTCGCGGATATTGTGAACTATATCCGGCTGAACCCTGAATTTTTCAGCGAATGGCATAAGTCGGAAACCGCGAAGCTGTTTGCGCCGCCGGTGTTCCGCAATGAAAAGAAGGCTTCGGGTTACTTCTTTTAGCAGCGTCGGGACAATCGGCAGCCGGTGTAGCTACGTCGCAGGGGCCATTTGTCGGACATACCGTATTGGAGTTATGGCGCGAGACACAGATTTTCCTTCACAAAGTTAGACCCGGCACTCGCTATGTCAAGGACAGGCATGTTGGCTGCCATTCTCATTCTTCCGAAGCGCATCCAATCCTTGACAAGACCGCTCCTATGCCGTGTCTGTTGATTGTTCGTAAAATCTAAAGTGCTTCGGCACATAACTATAAATCAATACGATATGACACTTCCCGACAAACGACCCGTTGATCGCGACTTCGCCAACCTCACCGACTACTCGCAGAAATGCCCCGACGGTGCAAGAAAGTTCTTCGCCTTCATTCATTTCACCGATGAATCGACCTGCCTCTGGTCGAACATCTTCACATTCAGCAGAACATTCGCCACGATGCTGGTGATGGAAAAATTCAGCGACTGCCTCGAATACATCAGCAGCATCAATATCCACGAACAGGAATATTGAACGACCCTCGGCCAACAGGAAGCCTCTGAGAAATCCGGGGCTTTCTTTGTCTTTTACCCGGTATGAGCATTACCGTACCTTCGCAGTACAATAATGCTCATACCTATGCAGACAATCTCCATTAACTTCATCGTGCCGCAGGGATGGCACGAGCTTTCCGATAAACAGCTACGCTATGTTTATCAGCTTCTCGCCGACGAGTTCGCAACCGACGAAATCAAGACCTTATGCCTTCTCAGGTGGAGCGGCACAAAGGTTATCGGTCGGCAAGACAGCGGGGCTTATCTCCTCAAAAAAGCAAAGACTCTTTTTGAGGTTACTCCCTTGACCCTCGCAGAGCTGCTGCCGAATCTCGACTGGCTCGCTTCTCTGCCGACGGTTCCCGTCAGGCTCTCCAAAATCAACCGCCAACACGCGCTCCCGGCAGACTTCTCCGAAGTGCCGTTTGAGACCTTCATCATCTGCGACAACCTCTATCAAGGCTATCTTCAGACGCAAAATGATGAACTGCTCGACCAACTCGGAGCAACGCTCTACGGAAAGGCCATGACCTTCAAGCCATACGAGCGCATCAGCATCTTCTACTGGTTCGCAGCGCTCAAAGATACCTTCTCGCGCAAATTCCCCGACTTCTTTCAGCCAATCAGCGCCGCCACCGGCGGCAATCTGCTCGGCTCGTCCGCTCCATCGGTCGAGGACGCGATGAACGCTCAGATCCGTGCGCTTACAAAAGGCGACGTTACCAAAGAGAAAGAAGTCCTCGCCCTCGATACTCACCGCGCTCTTACTGAGCTTAACGCCCAAGCTCGTGAGTATAAGGAACTGAATGCCAAAACCGCCTCCAAATGACAGCGCAGCTCAACGGAAGATGGGATGCGGCCAGGTTCTTCGAGGAACTGACCGCAACCAACAAATTAGCTCAAAGTGAGCAATTTGTATTTTGCAGGGTATCAGGTCTTGACGGCTTCGAGGAAGCGGTCAACGAAGCGCAGACCCAAACCGCCTTCGTCTGCGTCAGCGATATTGCCGACGGCTATACCGAATTGAACAACACGCCGCGCACCCGCCGCGTCAAAACCGTGTTTTTCGCTATGCGCCACGCCGCCGAGGATATGGCGGCTCGCGCCGAGTGCATGGAGATAATGCGCGAACTGTTCCGGCAGTTCATGTCGCGGCTTCTCCCTGAAAAGGTCAGGTTGGAGCAGAACTGCATCTACCTCGACCCCCGAATATCGTTCAACGAGATTGACCGCTATTTTTTCAGCGGAGCAGCCGGCGCATATTTCCAGATCGCCGTCGATGTGTTCACTGATTTAAGATACAATCCAGATGAATGGAACGGATAATCAGCAGTTGGAGGCTCGCCGTAAGTACGTCCGTGCCTTCAATGCCACAATGGTAAAAATATGGCGCGAGCAAATCGCCCTTCTCGGTGTCATCGACACCGGGGCGCTTTACCGCTCGACGGTCGGCATATCCATGACTGCCGACGGCAAGTTCATAGACATTACTCTTGAACAGGCATTTAACACCTACGGTTTATTCGTTGACTATGGCACGGGGCGCAATACTCCGCGAGGAAACCCCGGCGACATCGGCAAAGCCAATGGCCGCCACCGCAAGCGGTGGTTCTCTCGCAAGTATTTTGCCTCAGTAATGAACATTCAGGAGTTCTACGCAGACTCTCTCGGCCGGGAGTTCTGCCGCGCCATATCCAACGCCCTAAATCCCGACATAATGCGCAGAGCCGTAACAATGTAGCTCTACATATTGTTATATTTACAGACATTACTCTTGTCGGCTCTGGAAATACCTATGACGAAATCAGGGTGACTGCTCGCTCCATTCGGGGCGAGCTTTTTGTGTCTTTTCAGAGCCTTTCTTATAGCCATAACTTTGCCGTATAAACAGCATCAGTTATGGCTATTGATACAAAATCGCTCACTCAAATTATTACCGAGTTCCGCAAGTTACAGGCAAAAGACTCCATAACCCCGGAGTCGTTGGGCTATATCCTGCAACGCATCGCAGACCTTCTCGCCACCGCCGGAACCTCGGAGACTCAGGCCATCCTCGGCAATTGGTACAACACGCTCTCGAAAACCGACCACACCGCCGTCTGCAAATTGCAGCAAGGCCCGGCTGACCGTAATTTCGTCAGGCTCTCGAACACGTTCATCGACCTGCTCACAGGTCAGCAGATGACAAACGAGAACGCCACAATAATAAATATGGCAACCACCGAGCGGGCCGGGGCGATGAAAGCGCAGCAGGTCGTTGACCTCAACAACGCCCGACGCGCCGTTGCCGACATCGAGAAACTTCTTGATGTTATCCAGACCAAACTCGGCATGACCGAAGGCTCCAAAGGGCTGTATAACACAGCCCAGATTTCCTGTGTCGTTCAAAACGGACAGTTGCTCGTCCTCGGCGCACAGCAACTCGTCAAGGAGGGGTATGTGCCTTATATCTTCCGTCCCGTCCGCAAACGCAATCCTTTCAAGGACAAGGACGCGACCGCTGAACAGCGGGGCGCCAAGAAGTATTGCTCCGTAAAGAAAGGCTGGGGTGTGTTCGGCTCTATGTATGCCGTGAAACTCAACGGCTCTCAGGTTATGTTCTCGACCGGGCCGCACAATCTGCTATGCACGGAAAAGCAGCCGGGATATTCCGGTTCGCCACAGTATTTCGTGTCCCACAATGTCGACAAGGAGGGAAACAGGACTTTCGGCTGGGGGCGTTCCTCGGTGCATTTGCTTGACCGCAACCTCGCAAAGAAGACATCGAGGAAAAAGGAACGCATGATACGACTGCGCTTCGGAATCGGTTTCGCAAAACCGATTTATCCCGGACGCGCCGCCATCACACCGGCCAATCTCGCAAGCTCGCTCGCCGAGTTCTATCTGATCTACAATCCCGCAACCGAAAAATGGACTTTCGGGAAATAAAAAGAAAGCCCGAAGCTGACGCTCCGGGGAATGCTATCTTTTATACTTCTCAACTGAAAGCCCGCAGGGGGATGCTATCATCGATACGTCGCACAGGAAAGCCGCAGTAAAAAACTACGAGGGTGCTATCCGGCATCTGTCAGAGGTATCCACTTTTCTTAGCTTGGCTTCACTTTCGTTCAGAGGTGTCCGGTCAGATTAGCTTGGTTTCACTTAACAATACGCAAAGATAATACTTTTTCTTCACATACACAACTCGTTAACCAACAAAATCATGAATCTCCACAAACATAAGCCTACAATTCAGCTTCTATCCGCAATTCTGCTGATAGTGGTAGGCTGCGGCCTCCTGATTTCCGGCTTCATCATGCCTCCTCCCGGCGAAATTCATAATTCCGTCCTTATCGCCTTCGGCGAGATTCTGACTTTCGCGGGGGCTTTGTTTGGCATCGACTACCACTATAAATACAAAAACCATGACAACAATCAAGAAAGGTAGCAGGGGCGACACCGTCGCCCTTCTGCAACGCAAACTCAACCTCATTCCTGACGGTATCTTCGGCCCGATTACCGATGAAGCCGTCCGAGATTTTCAAAAATCGCACGGCCTCGCCGTGGACGGCATCGTAGGCCCGAAGACCTGGGCGGCTCTCGGTGTCGGCTCGTTACTGAACACCCGGCGCATCGACAAGATAATCCTCCATTGCTCGGCCACGCCGGAGGGGAAGGATTATACAGTCGCCCAGATCCGCCAGTGGCATCTTGCCCGTGGCTTCTCCGATGTCGGCTATCACTATGTGATCTACCGTGACGGTTCCGTTCATCGCGGCCGTCCTGAAAACCAGGTCGGCGCACACACAACCGACTACAACGCACATTCCATAGGAATATGCTACATCGGAGGCTGCACTGCCACGAAGAATGCCAACGGGGATTATCCTCCCAAAGATACACGCACCCCGGCGCAACGTGCCGCACTCGTGCGACTCGTGGCCGAGATGCGGAAGAAATATCCCGGTGCCACAGTCCACGGACACAACGAGTTCGCAAACAAGGCGTGTCCTTCGTTTAACGTTCAGAAAGAGCATGAGCTATGCGGTCGATAATCTTCATCCTCGCGCTGGCACTCATCACTTCGTGCCGCTCACATAAGGAACTGCAACAGGACAAGTCCCTCGCAGTCGATTCAGTCGCCCGGTCGGAACATCACCGCACAATCGCGGTGATTGACTCCGCTATCCGCAATATTGATTTTAGCTTCGATACCCTGAAAATCAATATCGAGCGGCCTTATTCAATCGGCGACACCGTCGCCTGTCAGCCTGAGATTATTCGCATCAAGGCTGTAAGGGGGCGCGTGATTGACCGGCGGCGTGTTCATAGGGACAGCGTCGAAGCCTTCAACCGGCTTGATACGGTGGCTTATCGTCAATCAGCCGCCGAGACTTCAACAGAACACACCGCCACGACGCGCCTATATAATCCGCCTGACGGCACGGCGGTTCTCATAATTGCGCTTATCATCGCCGGGATTTTATTCTTCGTTTGTTATCGCAAACGCTGACTTCATACAGCACTGCAAGAGTAGAAGTTTTTTTCATAAATTGGCAGAACGGGTTGCCCGTGAGGGTAGCTCGTTTTGTTTTATATGTCGCGTTCATCTTTTCTGACCCTCCCGGCTGGTGCCGGATGTCGGCCATACTGACCTCAATGCGTCCTCCGTTTGATGCCTACATCCTTCCGTGTCCGAGCATCGTTGGTCGAGGCTCCGTTTCTCTCCGCTTCGACTAACGACCGCTGCGGTTTTCGGGCCGATAGATTGCGCCCTCCGGCTACATTGCGCTCAATGCCGACACCGCTCCTGCGTCACGGTGTCGGCCCGCTTCATTTCGCCTATGGTTACAAACTATCTTCACACTTCCATTCCCACTTTTCCCCCGACACCTCCGGCTGCGCCTACGGCGTCGGGTTCGTTCCCATTGCAGTGTGCCCCGAAACCTACGCTTGCCATTCCGACTTGCAAGGACAGTCATCTGCACTCCGGCCTCCAATCGGCACACAGCCGCCATCCGCCACCATCCTCCCACCCATAGAGGACTGATGAACACACGGAGTTTAGCCCGTGGCACTCGCTCATTTTTCGCCGAGGGCGGTAATGTAGGCGGCTTCGATTGTTTTCCCCACCCGGAGCGTGGCTTACGTTATGGCTTTCGACCGCTCATTCCCTCAGTCGCTTGCATCCCTGTCATCGCCGACTCCGAGCATTTTTGGCCGAGGCTCCGCTGCTCTCCGCTTCGGCTAAAAACCGCTTCGGCCTTCGGGTCGATAGATTGCAGCCTACACTCGCTCCAGTCCTCCGTGACTTCCCTCGCAAGCTGCGGGTTCACTACGGCTTCCACTCACTGCGGCCACAAACTATCTTCACACTTCCATTCCCACTTTTCCCCCGACACCTCCGGCTGCGCCTACGGCGTCGGGTTCGTTCCCATTACAGTGTGCCCCGAAACCTCCGCTTGCTTTTCCGAGCCGTCGATGTCGTGCTGCCGCGCTCCATCCTCCATTACGCACCTGCGCCATACTGACAGCCGCGCTCCTCCCACCCATAGAGGACGAAGCCGCCTACATTCTACGCCCCCGGCACGTTCCTTACCGTACATCGTCCGCGACGCCGTCATCATACGCCCTTGCAGGGCAGAGTGGATTTATCGCCTACGGCCAACGGCAGGGACTGCATTGTTCTCCCCACCCGGAATGTGGAGATTGCCCTCTTTACACACCTCCCTCCGTCAGTCGTTTGCGTCATCGGCATCGCCAGCCCCGAGCATCTTTGTTCACGGCTCCGCTTCTCTCCGCTGTGAATAAAGACCGCTGCGGCCTTCGGGTCAATAGATTGCGTCCTCCGGCTACATTACAGCTTTCCCCGACACCGCTCCTGCGTCACGGTGTCGGGCCGCTTCCATTACGCCTATGGTTACAAACTATCTTTGGCGACTCCGCTTCTCTACGTTGCCAACCCGAAACCTCCGCTTGCTATTCCGGCCTGTCAACGCCATGCCGCCGCGCTCCCTCCTTTGGTAGGCGCAAGAGTGCCATCTCCACGTTCCTCCCACCCGCAGAGGTGGCAGTCCTTGCCGTTCAGTCCGTAGGCTTCCTTGATTATACGCCCACCCCAGGCTCCGATGGACGGTGCGCCGATGCACTGACTCCACTCCGGCAGACGGCCAACCGCTTCACTCACTCCGAGTTTGCCTACGGCTTGGGGCAAGGGCAGGTCGGCAGACTCTCAAACCGCAAGCGGATTTTAGAGACTGCCTGTCGCTACACTGCGTTGCGCGACACCTGCCGTTTGCCTCAATCCTGATGTAGGCACTCCGAGTTCCCTACGCTCCTTTGGCCGTCTCACCTCCGTTACGCGCTGCATCGTCATCACCGCCCATCGCCACATTATACCCCTTGACTTGATAAGTGTATCAAGTGCAAGGGAGAGCGGTGCATCCGTATGCGTTGAAATCCGCGAGCGGAATTTCCACGCACACGGCTGCGATTTTACCGCGCAATGAGGTGGTGCGTCTGCATATAACGGCAGGGCGAGAGAGGGCGAGGGCAAAGCGAAGTTCAGCGCGGTGGGGGGTGTGCAATGCCACAACGGGGGCAAGCCCCCGTAACCCCCAACTCGCTATCATTCAGACTAAACCCAACTTCAAGCCGCTACAAAATCAAGATTTTTGTAGAAATGCAGCTTAAATTCGGGACCCTTTAGCCTGAACGATAGCTCGTTATGCACTCCATTTTTATCGCCTTCCCGGCAAATGGAGCGCCCTCGGACTTTCCTTCCGAACCTCCCGTCATCCGTTCCCTCTGACAACTCCCGTCGGCCCTGTATCCTGCCCGACACCAACCCTGTACGTCTTTTCTCATCTGAAAAGCCGTAGCGATATTTGCAGGGAACACCTACAAACATCGTATTCAACACCAAGGAAATATGGCAAATTATACAAGTACAGCCAATGTTGTTCTCTCCGTCAACGGCAAGCAAGCGCAGCAGATGCTCTCGACCCTCGAAAAGGATGCACGCCGTCTGGAGAAACAAATTGCCGCCGCTGCCAAAGCCGGGGACAAGGCCACGATGAAGAAACTTCAACGTGAGCTGAACAATACCAACCGCCTTATGGACCAGCTCAAAGGTGCCTCGGCTTCCACCGAGCGGATTTTGCGCCGCCTTGACAAAGCGACACCGAAGGAGCTTCAGAAAGCCCTCCGGCAACTCAAAAACGAGTTGAACGGCATAGAGCGCGGAACCGCAGCTTGGGATGCCCATGTCGCTAAAATCAAGGCCGTTAAAGCGGAGATTGACCGCGTCAACGAAACCATGCGCGAGCAGGAGTCTTTCTCCGACCGTGTGGCCAACTGGCTAAACAAGTGGCAGATGGCGCTTGTCGCCGTAGGCGCAGCCATTACGGGACTTGTAATGGCCGGACGCAAGGCCGTTCAGGCTTATGCCGAGATGGAGCAGGAGATGGCCAACGTCCGCAAGTTCACCGGCATGTCTGCCGAGGAAGTCGAGGCCCTTAACGAGGAGTTCAAGAAGATAGACACCCGAACTTCAAGGGAGGAACTTAACCAACTCGCGCAGGAGGCCGGTCGACTCGGCAAGACCTCGCAGGAGGATGTGCTCGGATTCGTCCGTGCCGCCGACAAAATCAATGTCGCCCTCGATGATCTCGGCAGCGGTGCAACGCCTGTCTCTTATACACATCTCCGAGCCCACGAGACCGATCAGTATCTC